CAATATAAAAAGCAATCCTCGGATATAACAGTACCTACCATAAGTATACGCCCATTATCTGCTAATGATGGGATAACAGCTTCCGTAACCCATTTTCTATTCTTTGCACGAGCTTCTGACGTAAACGCATTAAGTTCCGATTCAAAATCATCAATAATAATAGCTGTAGGACGAGTATCGCCAGTGATAAAACCCCTAACTCGCTGACCTGTACCAACAGCCACAATCCTTGCGTTATTAGCCAGAATGATATCAGTGTTAGTCCACCTAGTAGCAGTGTTTGGTCCCAAATCTCCGAAAACATCCCGAAACTCCTTAGTGTGAGTAAGATGATACTTAATACGACTAAGAAAGTTAACACTCTGGGCTTGACTTTCCGAGATGATAACAATGAATACCTCTTCGTTGCTTTTTTTAAACGCTATCTGATGCATTGGGAAGATTAGAGAAAAAACAGTTGATTTAGCCGTTCCACGCGGGGCAGCTGCTAAAACTCTTTTCTTCCCCTTGTTAAGTAGAGCCTTGTAGAGCTCCTGATGGAACGGAGGTGTGCTTGAGCGGATTGCTGTTGGAAAACAAACCTTCCCGAACAGCGCCATGTTATGATATAGCTTCTCTAATGCCTTTCGTTTGGCATAATCAGCCTCGAAATTACTCATCTACCTCTTTAGTGGTAGTCTCTGTAGCTATTAACTTATTTTCCTGCTCTTCTATTGCATCTATAAGCGTCTTAGTAGAGGTAACTTCTATCTGACGAGTATCCACTTGGGTCTTTTTATCCTTCATCCCATGTAAATCTTGCAGGTTATCAACTGCTTTCATAAGATTACCGACGTCTTTTTTGGTCTTAGCCATTTCTATAGTATCTTTTAGCAGTTCCATGACATAGTCTCCAGTGAAACCATGTGTATCTAGTAACTTATCTGTTTCTTCTTTAACCATTTTCTTAAAATACTTCGATTCCATAGAGGTAGACAACTTAAATCTTCTATTCTTGTCTACTTCTCCATAAATCTTCCGTATAGCCTCTCTTTTATTCTGAACACGAGCATAAACCTTTGCTAATAAGCGCATACGTTTGCTACTGCAGAAGACTTCCGAAGGTGGCTTACCCGACAGTGTCGAATTAGACTTACGTCCCTGTACATTAAATAATGTCTTACCGCCAAACTTGTAGAAAACGTATCCCCAAGGTGCTCTAATATAGTCTTTTTGCCTATCATTGGAGTCAATATAAGCTTTACGAGAAATTATTTGCCCAACAAAACCATCGTCACTTAGTGCCATATCACCTGGCTGAGCTGTTCTCCAGTCTTGGTACGTTACGTTACCAGCGTCTGCTTCAGCTTTAGTAAGTATCGTATAGTCTGTTTTACCTATATCTTTGTGTTGTATTGTTATAACGTAGATTACTGCCCCCCTACCCCCGTACAGTAAGTTACGTAGTAACGTAGTTACTGAGCAAGTGCGAATGCAGAAAAATTTCTGAAAAATATATGCGAGGTATAAAGTAATACTTTAAGGGTCGTTTCAAAAATTATACGTAGAATGGGAGTTGGAGATATACAGTGCCCCGTCCCCCGTCGATTTAACGGTGTGGGGGTCTAAACTTCGTTGAAGTTTATTCCCAGCTCCACCTATCGACGAGTGACTCTCGCTACGCTCGGGCACAAGCCCCTGTTCACTTTAGCGAGCTAAAGTGTACTCTCATCTTGGTGTCAATGAGATGTTACAGGCTACGCTATAAATCTCAATGACACTCAATCTAATTTGAAAGGACTTTACCTTATGGCAAACTCAATTAAAATTATCATTCAATCTGTTCGTAACGCAATTGCTCGTATACAACTACAAGGGCAATGGACTGACAAACGCGATGCGCTTGGCAATCCAGTTATCGCAGATAACCAAGTTACCCTTGTACTTGCCGGGCATCTTACAGATGCTGACGCAATTGCTAAACTTACTACAGTTACAACTGAGAAACTTATGGCTATGGCCACAAGTGTCGCAGATGCAAATGAACGCGACGATGTTCGCTTAGTTACGCCCGAATGGGTCACAAGTGACACCACTTGGTCTGCTACTGCAGACAAAGACGGTCGTATCTATCGACTTGCTAAAAGCAAATCGACCGACGAACCTGTCACTTTCATCAACTACCGTGTGTATAAGCCTACAAAGACAGCCTCATTCACACTATAATTGCTTACGTAAGTAACACTCTCGAGCGAGAGGGCCATATTGGCTCTCTCTTCTTCGAGTGGTGAAAAATGATGCAAGTTTTTTAGTAAATAACAGGAAAGGAAAAGAATGTCAACATTAGTGCTTATATTATTTTTCTGTCTTAGTATATATGGTATTGCTATGTTTTCTATAAGCATAGATATTACAGACCCTAAGGCATTTATACAGGTAGTTATACTATCATTTTTTATTGGATGCGTAGTAGTATTTGTGATGCTAAATACTCTGAATGTAAAGAACTCTATTATAGAGTATCAGAAATCCGATGTTCAAATGCAACACCCGTAAGACCTTTACGTTAAATTTAGTGGCACTTACATTGCATTACTAAATTAAACACAAGTCCTCTCAGTTGAACAAACTTACCCGTGCCAAGGGTCTAATGATATTTGGCGTGCTGAGAGGCAAGAATTAGACCTCTTAGGTGCAGAGGGCAGAAGACGATGTCGACAGTCGTTATGCAACAGCACCTAAATAATTGAGAGAGTAGTAGTAAAGTCGGATTATTCTGGGAAGGATACGCTTGAAGATGTTCGTATGCATAGGGCATCACTCTCTCTTTATTTTAACTCTCAATGATTTTAAAGTATCGTAAAAAGATGTTGCTATAAGAGAAGGAACATCATAATAAGGTACATTTGTTGGATAGATGCAGAAATGTTTTTATCGCGAACAATCAATATAGAGAGAGATGACTCACTTTAACTAATTTAAGGTTAGTATTAATACAGTTATTTCAAAAAACAACTTAGTTGTCTCTCTCTATCTCTTTATCAAGTTTGGGCAGTCAGGTAATGTAATTATTAAACAGGAATGTTTAGACTATTGGGAGTCAAGTTACATTTCTGTAGTAGCGTATATCCGCAGGAAAACAACGATGAGCCAATTACAGAGCCAAGAGGGCTGCCCAAAGATTTTAATTAATACAAGTAAATAAAGGAGAAGAATATGACAAATACAAAAGGAATATTACCTAAACTACAAGAAGAGATTAGACTTCTTAGTATTGCAATAGATTGTACTCGTAAAGCTATGTACAATAACGAGAAAAAGGGAATACCAACCCTTTCTACATCACCAATACTACTTAGATGCGATGCTTTAATTAAGCAGAGACATCAAAAGATAGTAGCATTAAACTCTATGCGAGAGATATATCGCAAAGCTAAGGCCTTATTAGACCTAGCTTAAATAATATCAAACTTGAGGATACTTGCGAGAGATACAACCGAATGTAATGTTATTTGGTCGTTCTCTCGCTTGTTAGAGTTATTTTTTTTCAAAGTAAATAAAGGAACAATAAAACAGTGTTTAAAAGAATATACAACGCATTATGGGGATTCAGAGGTAAAGTATTTCATATCTATTACTCTATGTATAGACAAAATAAAGCTTTACACATGAGACTTAACGAAGTAGAAGTACTACTAATTGCTATCGACAGTAAAATTGATAAGTTAGTAGAGCCTCCACTAAAAGTTAATTTATGTAATACACCGAAAAGAAAACCCGGTAGACCAAAAAAAAGAAAGGTAAGTAAATGAGTGGCATGAAACATAGAGTTATGGAAGCCTCTAAGATAAAAAAACTTCCAACTCAGCCTCCTATGAGATGTGAGGATAACACTAAGTTAAGAAGCTTGACAGAGAATATAGCCAAAAACGGCCTATTAAATCCTCTCTTAATAGCTTCTGATAATGTCCTTATTGATGGACACAGACGCTTAGCTGCTTTAACCTCTTTAGGAGTTAAAAAAGTAGATGTAATTCAGCATAATAGTAATAGTGCGGAGCTAAAAGACGCATATTTTGTTGCTGCAGCTAAAGATACTATGCAAATTAATAGCAATCAGTATTTATGGCGTTATATGAATAATGCATCAATACCAAATTATGTCTTAGGCAGGATTAAATTACTCGAAGAATGGATGGGTAAGAAATACTGTAAAGACGTAGCATTCCCACTTATATTAGCAAGGAAGCATTCCCCAAGTACATATCAATTTATCATGGGGATGTACAGAGCAGTAACTGAACTTAGTGGTGTTTTAAAGATGAGAAAATTCTTTCAATATTGTTTTAATGTTGAAACACCATTTAACATCAAAGCTGCAATTGCTAAGGACATTAGTCCTGAATACTTAATTAGATGCGTTACTACAATGCGACCAATTCAAGTTGATTTCTCTACTGTTAATGAAGAGGCAGGCCAGCCTATTGACAGTAAAAACCCTTAATTAAGGAGAACATAAATGGCAAATAGTAAACCAAATGTTACAGGATTCTTTCCTGGACATAACAACGGAAGAGCTACTGATATGAAAGCTGAATCAGTGGCTGATGTAGTTAAAGCATTCGAGGTAAATGCCGCTTCAGGCAATTATACCTATTCCGTTAACTCTGAACAAGCAACAATAAACACCAAGTTACATGATGGTGATGTTGTTTCTATTAGTAAGAGTAAAAATAAGTCAGGTAAGTAGCCTGACTACGTTGGTGTAAAATAGAGAGGTGCGCAAGGTATAGGAAAAATGCTAGCAATCCTCTCTTTTTTTCTTAATTCTAAAATAAAGGACAACAATGTCACAGTTATTAAAAAAGTATAAAGCTCCAGACTTGGAGTTAATTTGTAGAGTAATAGAAGCAATGATTATTCCTAAAGAAATGTTTCAGTGTTCAAGTGCTGTTAAAACATGGTATAAGGATATGCTAAATGATGGTTATTTAGTTACCTTTAGTAAGAATGATGTTCCTATTGAATGGTATGACGATGATAGGGGAAATGAATGTCATCGTTTATTTACAGGTCATCAAACTAAAGAGTGGGGTACTCAAACAGCATATTATTGGGAAAGAACAGTTAAAGACAACGAATATATTCACAATAAAATGATTAAAACAGTTAAGGCATGGGAAGAAATAGAGCAACAAGCAAAGTTATTTTTAAAACATAATAAATGTATTGTGGTAGCAAATTTCAACACTGATACAACTTACAATCCTCATTACGATATTCTTTTTAACCATTTTAATTTTAGCAGAGAAAATATCCCTCTTTATAATGATTATCTTGAATCTCGCAGTCATTATTATAAAATAAGTGATTTAAAACCTCAATTCGTTTTTAATCAAGCATTAATATCAGATGATTATGATTATTATAGGAATCTAACTTTATTTGCTTATTTTAAACCTCAATCAGTACAATTCTCTACTTTTATAAATGGTAAAAATGTTAAAGATAAAGTAAATGTAGGCGATTATTGGGTTAATTACCGAACTGATACAGCTTATCAAGAATCTGAAGATTTCTTAGGTAATAAAGTTTTAAAATACGCTAATCATCCGCATATATCTGATGGAAGAGTATGTGCTGGTGGTTGGTCTCAAGCTTGGACTGAATGTCGTAATTTAGGTAGAATCTTTGGTTGGCATAGTGGATTTGCTTTATTTCTTCGAAGATATAATAGCAGGTCGCCTTACAATCAGCCAGCTCTATTTAAAACGAATTTTAAGTTAAAAGTAGAAGATGAAACTTTTGAGTATCAATTTGAATCTCCAGCTGAAGCAATCAAGGTAATGCAATTAAGAAGCAGGCTTACAGGTAGTAATAATATTGAAAAGCTTATTCCTCATTTAAAGAGGTGTAAACATAACAATTTATCTGCAATAAGATACTTTGAATGTTTAAATCTTTTAAAAAGAATAAGCGGAGTATGTACTCGAGAATTACGACATGCTAATTCAAGTAAACTTAAGCACGTTAAAGAAATTTTTAATGATACAGCTACATTCTTAAAAGACACTTATAAAGCTAGAGATTATGAACTATATAGCTTAGAGTTAGACGAAAAGGATTATTTCGGTAAAGCTGTTCATAATTTACACAAAGATGCATTTAGGTTTAAAGAACAGTATAATAATGGAAAGAAAACTCTTAATCCAACTTTAAAACAAATATTGTTAGCTGCTAGAGGTCATTACTCTGAAGATGAAAATCTTGCTAGAACAATAATGACTAATAACCAAGTACATATTAATACTTTTTACACAAGAATTGTTAATAGGTATAATAACTATCAGAATAGAATGTTTATTCACGCTAAAAGAAAGTATTTAAAAGCTGCTAAAGAGAATATTCAAGAACTTAGAGCTTTTGTTAATGCTTTAAAAGCTACTAAGAAAGATTCTAACTTTAAAGTTGTAACTCAGCTTTTTAATGATTTTGAAACTAAACTTGATGTGAAAGGACAATAAATGAAACTAACAATAGCTAAAGACATGGTTAAGAAGATAAAGTATCTTTTAAATGAGTTTCCTGGCAACGAATGGTCAGGACCAGCTTTCTATGAAGTTAAATTTGGTAAGAATGGATTTCCTACTCACTATGAGTTGAAATACTTTAAACCAATTGATTTAGGAGGTAAAGTAGACACTGAATTTTCAGGAGAATTACTTAATAGCTTTATACCTAAGATATGGGTTGAAAGACCTGAAACTAAGCAGTATGCTTGTGGTTTAATTCACTCTCACCATAGTATGGGTGCTTACTTTAGTAAGACAGATACTGACCAAATGGAAGAGAGTATTAAAGACTCTAAAGCAGGTGAAGATACTTTTTATCCAAGCCTTGTCGTGTCATACGCAAAAGGAAAAGAATATCACTTTGGAATAGCTTACAAAGATAATTATGGTTACATAAGTATTGTTGAAGCTTTGAAAAAGAATATTAAAGAGCTTGGTAAGAAATCTGAACACCCTAAAGAATGGGTTGATGAGGTTAATTATATCGTTGAAGAAGATAAAAAGAAAAAGCGTAAAAAGTTTGCAAATCATACATATACTAGAAATAGCAAAGCAATAACTACTTATCCAAATCAACGTACTATCTTCCAAGATATGCATTATTCTATTCCTAATATGCCTAAAACTTTCATGGAAAAACTACCAAGAGAGTTAAATGATAATGACAAAGAGTTAATATCAGCAAACGTTACAAACTTAGGTAACTACATCAAAGTGTTTAATGAAAAGATGTGGGGTTTAGAAGAAGTTGCATTAGTTACTATGGAAGAAATAATTGACAAAGCTGAGACTAAGGGAATAGTGACTGAAGACCAAGCTGTAGAGCTAACTAATGATTTATACGATATTGATTTCGAAGAGGAAATAAGTGTTCAAGAAATAGATACATGGAATAAATCATTTGGAGGTAACATTGCTAGATAGATTCAGTAGAAACAAAGACCTGATACCTCAGAAAAAGTTAAAAAGCTTAACTGTTGTCGGTGCAGGTGGCATTGGTAGTGCTATATCAATTCAAACAGCTATTATGGGATGGAAAGAAGTTGATTTTTGGGATGATGATAAGATAGAGATTCATAACTTAAGTACAACTACTTATCCTATGGATAGTCTTGGTCAATACAAGGCTGATATTGCTGTAAGTATGCAGGGATTATTTGGTTCCGCAAATCAACATGCAGAAGCAACCCCTATGATAGCAAGGATAAATGATACAACAGAATCAAGGTTGATTAAGCCAAATGTCATAATATGTACAGATAATATGCAAAGCAGGTTAGATACTTATCAATTATGGAGAGAAAAGGAAAATAGAAACGCCTTTATTGATGTTCGCATGGGTGCTTTAAGCATTAATGTAGCAACAGTTACTCGAAAGAATGATGAGTATTTAGCAAAAGACTGGTATGCAGATGAAGATGTAGAAGATGAGCCGTGTACTATGAAACACACTATCTTTACAGCTCAATATGCTGCCAGTTTAGGTATGAAACAGCTCTTTTTAGTATTGAAAGGGATGCCGTTTTATGCTTATATTACACGCAATCTAGCAACTGAATTTACTGAAGTTCAGCACAGCAGATTGATTCTCAAACCATAACACAAATTCACTTAGAGCGTAGTTTTTTCTGCGCTCTTTGTGTCTCAATATAAAGGGAATAAATGAATATTCAAGTTCAAACAGTAAATAATGATTGGCAGTCTTTGCCTGGTGGATTAACATGGTTTTTCGTTGGTCAACCTAAGACAGGTAAAACCACTGCTGCATCAAAGTGGAGTGAGAAAGGAACAGATGGTGTAATAGTTTTAGATGCTGACTTAGGAGCTGACTTTGTTGAAGGAGCTAATGTTGTACCAATTACATCATTAAATATTCCTTACGAAACAGAGGAAGTTAACGGAGAGTTAGCAATTAAAACAAAAACAGTAAAAGGTAAGAAAATACCTATTCCAGTAAAACCTGAAGCACGTGGTTATTACTACAGAAGTGGTAAATTGAAAGGCAAACCGATGCCTGTTTATTCACTAGCAGAGGCTTTATCATGGTTACAAAAAGAATGGGATAAATTACCTTACGATACAATCGTTTTAGATACAGTTGGAGAGGTTAATGGCTGGATTGAAGACATTGTGAAAAAGGAAATGAACATAACTGCAATGGGTCAGGGTGAATGGGGTTCCGATTGGGGAGCAGCTCGTCGTAAGAATGTCGATATAATTAAGAGAATGCAAGCTTTTGTTAAAAAAGTAGGCGCTAACTTAATATTAATTGGACATTCTAAAATGACAGCTGTTACTGATGGAAGAGCTCAATTATCCCCGGAGTTGCCTTCAGGGTTATCAAGAGCGATAACTGCTAAGGCTGATGTTATAGGTTACATCACTGGCGACAAAGCCAATGGTGGGTACACTATATCGTTTAAAAGCTACGATGAGCGTATGATAGGGTCAAGGCTAGAGCCTTTGGCTCAAAAGGAGCTGCCACTAGATTTCAATGCGGTGGTAGATGAACTAAAAAACCATAACAAACAAGGAGACGCACCATGGAAGGAATAATCCGACCAAAAGACGATTCACCAGCAGTTGGTGGAAATAGCTTTCTTGGCTTTCAAGAAGCATCAATTATAGAAATCAAAGATAGAACATCTGAATTTAGTTCTTGGGCAGATGTTTACATTGATATACATTTAGCAACACCTACTAGTAAGTACTCTACTAGCCTTAGAATTAAAGGTTCTTACAAAAGAGATACACAAGGTAATGTTGTTGCTGATAGTAAACTAGTAAAAGACATTTACGCATTGTTTGACGCTATAGGTTATAGTGGCGGTATTAATGCTAAAGGTGAATTTTGCGATGCTTCTGGTAAAAATGTTAACATTGAGAATGCATTATCTAGCTACGCTTCTGGGAAGCCTGCAGATGATAGCGGACATAATTTTAATTTGTATGTTTATGTCTATAAAGAGCTTAACAAGAAAACCAGAAAAGCTTACACTGTTGTGCTTAACTATGTACAACCAAATGATGACACCGGTAGAGAGAAATTAGAAAGTAGAGTAGACTTTCTTAAGAAAGGAAACTATATCAACGAAGTTTCTCTTGATGAAATTAACAATATGAACGGAGCAGCAAATAACGTTACAGTAGATAACGTTCTTGATTCCGTCGTACTGTGATAAACGGTGACTTTGTAGAACTTGCATTAGGGACGCCCGCTGGTCGTGGCGTCTCTTGCAAGAAGTCAGAGTTAAGTAAATATATTATACAATCACATAAAGAAGGCTTTCCTCTTGGTAAGTCTTTATATCGAAGTATGTATCTTTATCCTCCTAAAGCTGTGGGAGAAAAGAAATTTAAAACTAAAGAATATGTAGGTGAACGAGCAATTGATTGGATTGTTTTAGATGTTGACAAAGGTAGAAATACTGATGAATACACTTTAGACCAAGTTCATGAGCTAATCGAACAACTGCTTTCTTACGATTTAAATCCACAACATAACTTTAATATATATTTTAGTGGCACTGGTTATAATATACATGTACCAAATTCTGTTTTTGGATTTGAGGCATCACCTCGATTACCTATTGAGGTTAAAGATACTGTATGTAAATTGTTTCAAGGTATAGATACGACTATCTATGGCCATGTTTCTTTATATAGAGTACCTTGGACTCAAAATCAGAAAAGTGGTTTATATAAGGTTCCTATTAAGTATGATGATTTTGTTGGTATGAATATATCCGATATTCATCAATTAGCTAAGAGTCCTATCGCTAAAGATGGGAAATTAGTAAATTCAAGTATCATTACTACACAAGGAACTGAGCAGCTTAAAAATAAAATCGTCAAATCTCATTCAATTACCCGAATGCAAATCAATAGAAATGTTAGAGAGAATACTGCTGAAGCAACTTGTCTTCAAAAGATATATAACATGGGTCCTACTCAGGGCAATCGTCATGTTATTATTTTAAGATTAGCAAGTCATTACAAGCGTAAAGGTATACCATTACAAGCTTGTAAAGCAGCTTTGCTTGATTGGAACGCAGGTTCTCTTAATGATAGTGAGATAGTAAGAAATGTTGAAAGTGTTTATAATAGAAATTATCAATATGGTTGTAACGATGCTTTATTGAAAGAGCATTGTTCACCTCTTTGTAAATATTATAAAAACAAAGACTATTTAAGTACTATTAGCAATTCTGATGATATGCAAGCCGAATTGGAACGTTATGTTACTACTAACTTTAAAGGTAAAAAGCTAGAAATCGGAGCCTTACTAGGCTTAGAAGATGACCTAACTGTTTACCCCGGTGAGTTAATAACAATATACGGACCAACTGGCTGTAATAAAACTACTTTAATACAAAATTTAGTATTAGGGTATTGCGCGGGTAATAATAAGATAATTAAGCAGCTTCAAATTGACACTTTATTTTTATCATTAGAGCTTAGCTTACATGAAATGCACAAAAGAAACCTCTCTATAGTGAACGACTGTTCACCAAGAGATGTTGAAAGAAGTATTAGGAATAATGTACGAGCTATGTATGATATTTCTAAGGAGTATATTGACCATATTAAGATAAGTACGCTATCCCCCTCATTAGAGAAGATAGAAGAAGATGTTAAGGAATTTAAACCTAAACTTCTAGTAATTGATTATCTTGATTTGGTTGATGCAGGTAGCAGAGGCGAATACGAAAGGTTAAATAAAATCTGTCACGGACTGAGAAACTTGGCAACAAATCAGAACATTATAATAGTTCAATTAGCTCAAGTTGCACGTGGTGCATTAAAAGACAGAGATGGGAAAGAACAAAATTTAACCGTAAACTCAGGTAAAGGCTCAGGTGCTATAGAGAATGCATCTTCAAAGGTTATTAGTATTGAAGGTAGGCAAGGCGAGAAAACTCGTACTGTTACTATGCATAAAAACTCTAATGGCAACTTGTTTCAAGTAAAACTAAAGCTTGATAATTTAAGACTTAGGAGAGACTTTGAAGCGGAAGAAGCCGAAAAACAAATCATTAAACCAGAAGGAGACAGCAATGGCGACAACGAAAGACTTAATTTCCAATATAATTGATATTGAGATGTCCATGTCGATGTGTATAGATGATGTTGAATCTACGGAGTATGAAGAACTTGCTTTAGAATTACAAGCTGCTCAAACAGAGCTTGGTACTAAAGTAGAAAGTTTGGATTGGTTTGTGACGGAGTTAGACAGGCGTAAAGGTGCAGTTACAGGTGAAAAAGAATCCTTGATGAAAGAAATCAATAGGATGCGTAGGCGTGAAAAAGCAATAGCAAATGTCAAAAAGTATGTTAATAATGTTCTTATGCCAATGATAGTTAAAACCATGGGTAATGACGGTTTGTACGAAACTGATACTTCAAGATATAAGTTATATAATTCTTATTCTTCAGTAGAAGTTGATATGCAAAACTGTCCTAAAGACTTTATTAAAACTGAAGTAGTACAGAAAGCTGATAAGGTAAAAGCAAGGACTGAAGCTATCAAAGCTGATAAAGAAGGGTATGAAATACCTGGAGTGACTATTAGCAAGGTAGAGAAAGTGAGGCGTAGTTGATGAGACTCGTAAGAGGCCATAATATAATTGGCTTTTCACTTTTCAAGTTCTTCTCTTTAAGCGTTACTGTAGAAGACAATGATGATATAAATAATATAATAATCGCATTAGGTATGTGGAAGTTTTATACTTCGCTATCTTTTGCTAAAATGAAGGATACTTACTATGAGGTCAGCACGACAGAACACGCAGAAAGCTAAAGTTCTTAAATTCTTACTAGGGGGCAACAAAATAACTCCAATGCACGCACTTACGCATTATGGAGTATTTAGGTTGGCCGCTATTATCTGCGAGTTAAGAAAAGACGGTTATGAAATCGACACAAATATGGTTGAAACTGGTAATGGGTCTAAATATGCTTCTTACAAGCTAAACTTAGACTTACCATTCTAAATAGATGGGTCGATTACAGTATTGGCAGGATAAACTAGAAAGTCGCTTGAGAAAACTTCATGGCACACACTGGAAGATAGTGTTTAAAAAGCTAATGAGGAAAGCGACTACGTTGAAAGCGTCATTAAAGAAGCGTAGTAGAGAAGCTGATGTTCATTGTGAAATTAGCGTTCATCAGATTCGTGAAATGATTGTCGACGTATATGGAAAAGCGTGTAAATACTGTAAAACAAAAATCTTACATAAGAATATGGCTTGTGACCATATATCTCCTTTGAGCAGTGGCGGAGAAAGTACTGTAGATAACTTGCAATTTATTTGCAACAGATGCAATACTAGAAAAGGACCACTCACTAATGATGAATATAAACGTGTGTTGAAATGGTTAAATCGCCAGCCAGAGCACGTAAATAAGTATGTTCTTAGAAAGTTATCAAAAGGAGATTTATTCCGATGAGTTTAGTATATTTAGGTAAAAAGAAATATCACACTTGCTATGCTTGTGGTGATATACGCTCAGGTGATACATTTGAGTGGCATCTCATGATGACGAAAAAGATTCGTGAGATATGCTTAAAATGTGCTAAACGAGATTATGGAAAAAAGTATGTAGATTCTTGTAAGGAACGGATAGGCGATGTATAACGAAGAGGGGGAGCTTAATGTTCCCCTTTTTTCATAACTTAGTGAGGTAAGTGGAGTAAGTGGACGTGTTTCAACAAAGTGTTTGGGGAAAATAACATAAGTTCAAAGTGCTCCACTTGCTCCACTTCGTCCACTTTAATATGGAGGATTATGAGCAGATTAAGTCAGGGAATAGATTACTTAAATAGAGATGAAGTAACTAAAGAAGATATAGATTCAAAATACACTAGCATTATAATAACAGAAGAACTTAGAAAAGCAAGAATAGAAATCAAAAGAAAGGAAAGAGAGGAGAAACGTTTATTATTACTTGAATTAGAACGTTTATAAGTCGTATTTTATAACTCCAACGAAGCCTATATATAGATATTGTTAATAACCAAAGGGGGTATTACTCTATGGTTTCGTTGTAAAAGAAGGAATGTTATGGTAACAAGAAAACTTATTGAACTTGAGGCCAAAAGAGATGCATATGAATATGCTAGGCAAATCGTTGATGCAGTATTAAATCAAGAGATGCATAAAGTAGCAAATTTAATAAAGCAGGAGAAGGATAAAATATCTGAAAGGTATACTCCTGAGCAAAGCATCAGCGAAGAGGTCAAACAAAGTTAAAAAAAAGCAGTTAGGTATGGATTACGGCACTGCTACCCATCGACTAAAAAAAAGATTATTATTTGATTTTGCAATAAAACTTGATATGCAGTGGTGCTTTAGATGTGGTGCCGAAATCAAAACTTTAAGAGATTTCTCTCTTGACCATAAAATACCTTGGTTACATAATAAAGAACCTAAAAAATTATTTTGGGACTTAGATAATATAGCTTTCTCACATTTATCTTGCAATTCAAGAGACAGTAGAGGAGGACCTATGCAGAAGAGGAAACCATGCCCCACATTAGCAGCTTATGATAGAGGATGTCGTTGCGGACCTTGCCGTAAACTCAAATCAGACAAATGCAAGGAATATTACATTAAGAGAAAACTTAAAAATACCAATAACAATATTTAAAGAATGTGAGCGAACTGCTTATAGCTGGGCTTTAGATAAATTCAAACAAATAGATTATTATAGGTGGTTAAACAAAGCCACTGGTATGGAGATAGACCTTAAAACATTAATCATTATGATGTGGCAAGGTGGTATGATTGATAAAGAAACCGGAAAGTTAGAGGAGAGATATGACAACAAAAGACTTTGAATCTGTACTCAAGGATACAATCTTACCTAAGATTATGAAAATGAGAGATTCAGGACAAAAAGAGTATGCACAAGATGAACAAGATATCTTTGCAAACTTTAAGAGAGAAGGAAAGCTTTTAGAAATACCTAAAGAGAAGGTTTTACTAACGTTTTTCTTAAAGCATATTGACGGAATAGTAGCTCATCATAATGGATATACAAGCCAAAGGGAGCCTATAGAAGGAAGATATGCAGATGCTATTGTTTATTTAATGTTGCTTTGGGCTATGGAGGAGGAATGAGAGATAGGTCTCACAGACAAAAACCTTCTTATTTTCACGTACCTTGTGAAACGCCTAATTGCAAAAACTATTACAACGCTACGTATAAGAACGCAACAGGATTATGCAGGCCTTGTGAAGGGAGAGTAAAACGTGAAAGAATCAAAAAAAAGAGAGATAAAGAAGGGTGATACTGTACTTGTGAATTACGATGGGCGAGAAATGCAAAGTAAAGTTACATGGGTAGGTAAGTACCAAAAAATAGGTGGCTACCAGCTATTTGAGTTCGATAGTGGACTTAAATGGACTAGAGTATCTGATGTTATTAGAGTAGTTAAGAGGGCTAAATGATGGATATGTTTGACCCACCAGACCCACCTTGGGAACATGTATGTAAACATGGTACTTATACAATGAGCTATTGTGAAGAATGTGAAGATGATGAGGCGACTCATGCAGACACTATAATTAAAGAGAGGAAAGAAGAAAGTGACTAACTTACTTGAATTAAAAAATAAACTTCTTGAAGCTAAGCAAGCTAGAGAAGAATTAGTTAAGCTCATGGATGAACGTATTAATTTCTATGAAAACATGATATTTTTTGAGCAAAAAGCATTAGATGAGAAGAATATAAAAAAGAAAGAGTTAGATGGCTGATATAAAAAAAGTTAGTACACATTTTCTTCTTATGGAGTATTATTTAATAGCCTTTACTTATACAGGTACTGTTAGTAAAAGATATTGGAATATGATAAGAGATGAGCTTAAGAGCCGTAAGGAGAAAGATGCCTCGTAAAGACGCATGGGATAATAAGGGTGGTGGAGACATCGCCCTTAAATTCTCTAAAGATTTAAAATTCGGTCAAGAAAATGAAGCAAAAATTGCCGAGATACTAGAGGGCACGGAACTAGAGGTAAAGACTGAACGTGATATGTGGGCTAATACAGGTAACATAGCTATTGAAGTTGCTAGAGGCTCTACTAAGAACCCTACAGGGCTAACATTATCTAAAAGTGATAATTGGATTCAAGCATTAAGCTTTAAAGACGAGATTGTAGGATTCCTTGGCTTTCCTACTAAAAAACTTCTTTCTTTCGTTAGATGGCTTTATAAGACGAAGAGGGTGCGCCTCGTGCCAATGGGTGATGGGCTTAAAACATTTGGTATACTTATTCCCCTCGATAAGCTTTTTAATTGGTATGTTCTTTTTTTAGACTCTGAAAAATGATGCTATAGTTCCTCTCCGTGAATTATACTATTTATCACCTTAGTAGCCTTATCCTTATCTTTACTCCAATAAAGATTACTTTTCATTTCATCTTCATATTTATCATAAGACCGTTGACTCATTTCGTGTGAATGGTCATGCTCATCATGAGGATGTAGATATTGACGTTCTCTTAATGTATTACTGTAACTATAAGGAGTGTGAAGCGCTTCATGGTAAGCAGTTCCTGGTATCATATCATTTTTAACAAAACTTCCATCTTCTCTAAAGGCTGACGGATATATATCTATGGTATCTGGTCCTGTAAAAGAACTCCATAAGGTATCTGGAGTTTGCATAAATGGTGTTTGGAAATATGTTCTACGTATAGGTGCAGTTTTATACTCTCCAAACATATCATCTCCGGGATTATCATGCATATAGGCTATAAGACCCCCTGGGGCATCACCTAATTTCATCTTATTTATTATAGCGTCAGACATTAAGCCGTATTTTTCGCTATCATGAGGAAATGAAGTTTCATCTATTTGTCCTAATCTTACTAATTCTGCGTAATCATCCATATTAATAGGGCGAGCATTAGGTATTTCACCACCATATTTAGTACCTTTATCAATTTTTACATTTGTAGATGCAGGTGCTGCAACTTCATTATACATTGCTAATTTAATTGGATTGCTCATCTTATTTTACCTTTTTCTAAAATTTTGGTACCACTTTTTCTTCTATAAATTCTTCTAATGCTATTCCTCAGCAAGATATTCATCATACATGCTAGGTTCGTCATCTCCTATTAATTTCGGAATTATAATACTAGCAGCTCCTATAGCTGCACCTGCAGCACCACCTACTTTCAATCTCCTCGCTTTCTTCATGAAATTAGCTGCAGTAATGCCTTTTTTATATCTCTCTCTACCCTCTGATATTTTTTTAATATCTGATTTTATTTGAGGATATACACCTCCTGAATCTAACTTGCCTTCGGCAACGTTTTTATATCTACCTACAGTCTTACTGTCAAGCAATTGCTGGTTAGTTCTCCTAGTTCTAGGAATAATATCTTTTCCTCTAGTAGGACCGGTATAAGGCTCTTTATTCACATGCTCTTTTAAAGAAGATATACTATACTCTTTAGATTCAACATAATTAATTACATGATTGCCTCTTGTCAATGTACTAATTGGTGTATCTCTTAAGTCAGTACCTATAAATCTAACTTTACCTCTATTCGCTGGGTCCCATTCAGTAGCAACACTATAACCACCCCAATCAAAGTTACTTTTTATATCAGGGCTAAAATGAAAATATAACTTGCCATTCATAGTTTTAACATTGCCAACCCCGGGAACAGTCTTTGCTAAATCAGAAGCTTCTTTTAGATTCATATTGTTATCTTTTAAAGTAGCTAATAAGTGATATGTCCTTGGTGTGAATTGAGCACCTCTCATTACTCCACTTATACTATGGTCAAGCCATTTTAAATACTTTAAATTAGGCGTATCTAAGTTTAATTTTTTTTCTTTAAATAGCCTTCCTACACCAGGTAACTCTGAAGCTCCATAAACATGAGTTCTTAACGCATATTGCGCTATATCTTTACTCCCAGCACTTCTAATAAAGTCTTTAGCGTCTCCCATTTTATGCCAAGGGTTTACTTTCCCTTTATTATATACTCGGTTTCTATAATTTTCTATTAGTCTAGACTTAGAGCTATCAAATATCTCAGTATTAGCAGAATCGTTAAGTATTTTATAATGTCTTTCTTTTACAATTCTATTCTTGATACTTTTAGCTCTTTTTATTGCATTCTCACCAGACTGTCCAAACTCACCTCTTTTATAAGCATCGTCAACAGACTTTAACTCATCGTCCATATCAAGAATTGTATCGTTAAGAAATGAGCTAACACCTGTCCCTTTATAAGTAGCAAGTTCTATTGGATTTAAAAGAGTTTTAGCTGAGCGTCTGATAGCCTTATTAAGCTCCTCTTTGTATAAAGCTTGTTTATCGGCACCGGGTCTATAGAATCCTTCTAGAAAGTTAGAGGCTTGGTCTGCTAACAATCTCCTTGCACCACCTTGAGGAAGCTGACCTAATGTCCCTTTATATGCTCCATAGCTACCAAGTCCAATTAAACCAGCACCTATTTCATCTCCTCTTTCTTCTAGAAAATTAGCCATTATTTCCACCCCCTAGAATAAGGTAATTCATCTGTAGTAGTAAGAACTTTATGTAGCTTCATTTGAGGTATTCCTGTAACAGCATCTACTGTTCTTATAGGATTGTTTATAATATTATTATCGTTAAAAGGAGAAACATCTCTAAGCATTCTACCAAATGGAGCCATAGTGTAGATAGTGTAATCTAAGAAACTACTCCAGTCATCGTTTACCCAACCTTGGAATGTGGAAAGGGGTAGCCTAGCGATTGGAGGAGTAATCATCTGTAAAGGTGCTACTCCCTTTGGCCACGCTCCAAAGAATGCCCTATCTCTTTCTCTTTCATCTCCAAACATCCAATCAGCAGTATCCTGCAACCAGTTGTATGGAGCTGGTAAACCTTGGTCAAATAGTGAGTACATAAATACATTAGCAAGAGCAATGCTCATCATATCCCACTGGATTAATCTCTTGAATCTTTCAAACTCTGGAGTACCCGGTCTATATCCGTATATAGCCGCTTTATCTATAATGTCTCCTCTAAACCTAACAGAGTTCCACGACCATAATTGGAAACGAGTCATTACTTTACCAAGTGATGTCCTAGCAAATGCTGGTCTGAAAGGAGCAGAATACATAAACTGAGTAGCTTTTACACCCTTCTTAGCTAATTCAATTAAATAAGGATGGTCCATTTGTAAGGTACCATTGAATTTCTGATGAGCTTCTACTAAATGAGCCATAAAAGCGTCTCTACGAAGCATACGTTCAGAGACTCTCATAAACCAGCCAGCTTTATTAAATACTGAATCACTTATATTGTATTTAGAAGCTATCTCTCTAACTTTACCATCTTTTAAAGAAGGGTTTTCTTTAATAGCATCAGCCGCTTCATTGAAGAACTTTTTAAAATTACCCTTTTGCAGTTCAGGATTTAACCCAAACTCATAAGACATTAACTCAGGTATTATACCGTGAGATTCTACCCACTTTTCTACATCAGCTCTAGAGTTCCACTCATTACCTAATCTGTCTTTACCCGGGTTTATATTAGCTTTTAACCATGCTACATCTCTACCTCTAAGCCAGTTTCTCATTCCTGTCGACTGTATAGTATGAACCTGCCCACCATATATGTTGTTGAACATACTCTTAGGGTGAGCTAGTAATGTAGCCATTTGATATTTAGCTTCCAGGTTAGACCAGTGTCTTATTTGCTGTAAATCTACATCTTGTAATTCACTTGGAAGACCTTCTTTGTCTTTAATTAAACCAAGCTTTCTTCCTATAGATGTGACTCTATTAGCTACCACATTATCAGCCCATTTAGCGTACAAAGTTCCGTTTAAATTCATTTCTGGATTCTTTAGTACTTGTTCTGGAATAACACTAGGATAACCCATCGCATCTTGAGCATAAAGCTTTATATAATCAACCCATGCATCAGTTAATTTATCTCCCCATTTCTTTCTATGCTGTAAGTCGAACTCATTTAACGATTGCCTAGAGATTATTTGAGAAAGTTGACGATAATAAGTATTCGTCATATTCTTTATATAAGCATCATACACAGGCCTATCAGGAGACCAACCTTCAATATGAGACTCCCTGCTAAACATATTGCCTGTTCTTAGATTCTTATCATAAAAATCAAAATGCTCACCTCTCTTATTTTGAGCCATCTCTTTCATAGCTCCATCGAATATCTTCCAATCACTTATATCAGCTTCTATCCATTCTCCTGACATAGATTTGTGGTGCAACTGAAGCTTTTGTATCTGCTTTGCTTTATCTTTTTCACTAAGTTCGCCATTTTCCATTACTTTCTTAACAGCTTTTTGTAATGACTGACTTGCTAGTTTTTGGTCAAACATCATGTGAGGCCAGTAATGTTCGGGATTTAAAAAGCCTGTATCACGTGTTCTGAATCTTCGCAAGTTGCTAATCATCTTACTATCTTTCAACTTACTACTTTCAGCAGTCTGTATCATTAAAGAGTATGCTACTTTCCTAAGACCGTCCATTCCGTACTTCATTGGAATATCTACACCTTTTCTGTAATCATTAGTAACGTCTCTTACAAAACTTTGCACATCTATAATAGGCATATCTTCTTGGGGGACTTTATCATTTCTATGATGCCAACCGCGTATATACCTCTCTAAGGTACTTCTCCACCCACCTTCACCTTGTATCCATTTCTGCATTTTTAAGGCTTGATTTGTGTATACATCATTTATTCTATCAATAACCTCACGACCAGTAACTACTTTTTGAACTGTCTTTCCATCTTTATCAGCAACAGATATAGTATACTGCTTATTTTCAAGCTCTTTAGCATTAAAGTCTTTTGCGGCTTTCTTGTATAAATCCTTATATGTATTAATAAGTATAGAAGACTCTGTTTTGCTCATTTCACCACGTTCTACTCTGTCTCTAAGAACTTTCTCCATTCCTAATTCTCGTTCTCTAATAGCTAGTTCGTGCAATTCTCTGTGCTCTGCCAATTGCTCTATAAATAAAAGCTCCTTAGAAAGCTCATCTTGAGCTCTTTGCGAAGCGTAAACTGAGCGTTCATTACCAAACTCTATCCAAGCTTGCTGTTTACCTATTTGCTGAGTTGGTTTAGCCATAGTGCCTGTATGCATAGAACCATCAGCCATCATGAACTGTCCTTTTTCTCTAAGCAAATCAAAGTTGTGCTTCATCATCTCTTTATCAACAGCTTTAGGGAACAAGTAATAGTACATTTTTTTTATAACAGGAGCATCTCTCATATCTTTACCCCAACGACCATTTCTAAGCATGCCAAACATTCTATTTAGTGCTTTATAGTCTTCAAAGTTCATCGCGTTTAAATCTTTATTTAAAACACCACGTGTAAGCTCGTTTAATCTTTCTCCGACGCTATCGTGATAATGAGTTAAGTGCTCGTTAAGTGAAGCAACTATTTTCTCTTGTTCAGGTGTAATCTTACCATCTTTAATTAGGCCAACAAGCCCGCTTTTAGTAGAAGGCTCTTGTATGTCTACAACATCTTCTTTTTCTAATATTTCATTTCGTTTCTCACCAGTAACTTCTTTTACATCTTTAAGAACCTTACTTAGTTCCTCTTTACTAGCGACGCGAGATGTCGCATCAAACAGTTTAGAGTACTCTCTAAAAAACTCTTTAATCGAAGAGTCACTAATCTCTCTACTGCTTAATCCTACTTTAGACATTCTAGTAGCAAGTGCCTCTCTTTTAAGTACATCAAGTTCAGCTGTTTGTTCTTCTGTAAGCTTTCTGTTTTTACCAAGCTCATTAATTCTGTTTAAATCCCCCCTTGAGAAAGAAGATAATAGCAAGTGGTCTAACAGTTTATTTTCAAACTTGTTTAAGTTACGTTCTTTTCTAAACTTTTTAATTCCAGCATCTATCTTAGCCTGGTCAGCTAATGCAGAAATCTTTCCATCTTCAGTAGCAGTATGTCCTAGTTTCTTTCTAGAAGCTTCAAGCATTCTTTGTTCTGCCATTTCTTTAGCAGTAAAGCCTTCCTCTTGCCTAATCTCAGCGTTTCGTCTATTATACCCCTGCGTATATGCTGTTTTTTTAATAAACTCAGCAAACTCATGTAATAAGGCAAATCTTTTAGAACTAACATTTTCAGCATGCTTTCTGATTATTTTTAAGCTAACCATATCAGTCATGTCATTAACTAAAAAGTCCTCGGCTTGTTTGACTAACTTTTCCATGTGTTGCATACGGTCCATGTAGCCAAAGTCTTGGATTTCTTTTACTGTCTTTTCTTTACGCCCAGTCTCTTGGTTAGTCTTCCATATATTCTTAGACACTGCTTTTTGCAAGGCAGGTGTATTTTCAACTAAAGCTTTCCAATCAACATCTTTCATCTTAGCTAATTCATTTCTACCGAACCAGTCCCACAATTGCTTAGAATATACGAATGCTATTGTATTATCTTTATCACTATTTAATTTTACAGGGAACCCCATTCTCTCCATTATCTTCGCTAATTCAGGAGCCTTAGCTGAGCTTTTCTCATAAGCTGAATATAAATCTTTAATAGCATTAAACTTCAACCTTCTAAAAGTATTATCACTCCAATCTACAGGCTGTAAGTATTCAGCTAATTTAGGTAAGAATGTATTTGTATTAACTTTGTCATTAAGGTCCTTAAAGTCCTTAAATTTACTTCCCCTAAGCTTTATCTCTTCAATGAAGAATCTCCTGTTAGCACCCCAATTACGCCCGTAATACGCAGAGTTAATACCCTTTATCTTTCCAAATGGAGAATCAACATGAGTCATCCAACTTGTTTTGCCGTTAAAGTAGTTTGTTATGTCACCAACATCTTTAAACTTGGCACCACCTTTAGTTGTCATTTCTACTTCAAAAGCTGCTTTGAACATTTCATTTAAGAAAGAAGTTCTATTCAATCCGAGTTCATCAAGAGGGTCAGAACCTAGTGCAACAGTAGCTCTACCCATTTCTCTTAATAGCTCTTGACCTTCTGCATCTGTTCTAGGTTTAATTCTGAAAGTGTCTTTACCTATTTTATATTCATGAGTAATAGGTTTACCACTTGGGTCAATCATAGCTGCGTATACCGAATTAATAACAGAACGATTAACAACAGCAGGTCCTAACAGCTGGCGACCTCTAGATGCGTTCTGGGAGATTTGTGGACGCCAATAAGGAGAATAATACCAAGCTTTGGATTTTAAATTCTTCTGCATAGTAGCATCGTTAACTTCACCATCAACTTCTGATAAAGTTAAAGCTTCTCTATATGTTTTACCAGCGTTATCACCAAACTGGATTTCCATATCTTTGTTATCAGATACAGTTTCTTTATATTTCTTTTTCTGTGCTTTAGAAAGCTTTTCATATTTCAGAGGAGATATTACTTTATTGGTAGCAATATGCCTATAAGCGACAAATTCATTCCTGTTAGAGTCGTATAAATCTTTCCACTCTTTCTTCATCCCCCCACCGGAACCGTCTTTATTTCTACCACCAAAAAAGATAAACGCCTTATCTCCATCTAAGTCAGCTCCACCAAGAGCTCTCATTACCCTCGGGTGGAACAATCCGCCATGTCCTTCTCTACCAGTGAACCCAGCAAATGTTAGGGCATGAGCACCTGATATAGAATCCATAGGAACACGAGCACAAACAGCTCTCAGTACTTCGTCAGCTTCTGCTTGAACATTCTTATAGTCTCCTTTCTGATATTTTTCCCAAAACTCTCCAAGAGTCATTTTACCCTTTGGAGCTAATGTAGTAAATATAGGTAGGTCTGCGTACACACTATCTAAAAAGAAATATCTGTCAGCATCTACTCCTTTATCTAGGAACTTTTTAGCCATCTCAGCATTAAAGTTTCCTTTTCCACTAGCAAGATAACTAGCAAGGTGTGCATCTAAAGGTCTCATCCTGACACTACCGCTATTATTTATCTTTGGTCTAGCCAACATATTAACAACGAAATTACGAGTAGCCTGCATTCTGTAATCTCTTACATATTTATGCATCAATACAGGGATAGAAGAAGAGGAACCTTCATCTGTAAGCTCACCAGCTATTCTTATTAATCTATCAACAGCAGAATTAAATTCTCTCAGCTCTTGAGTAAAATGAGCTTTATCTTCTTTTGTAATTTCACCTTCAGCAACAGCCTCCTCAAGAAAAGAGTCGTTCATTCTTAACACGTGTTTATATATTAAGTGATTTAACTTTTCATAACCGGGCATTTTCATTGCTTCTATAAGCTTCTCTAAGCCTATATTATTTAAATTTCTCTCTACTTCTTGCAATTTAAAATCAGTAGGATTTTTTATATAATCTTTAAGCACATTATTAGCAGATTCTTCTCCTCTATATTCAGTACCCATAATAGTATCAAAGATGTCATCAATAACTCTCTGGGCTTTCTTCTGGAGCTTTACATCTCCAGTTGTAGAAAAAGTCATTTTACTTAAATTAGTAAGCATCTGCTTAGGAATACGATGCTTATCAATCATGTGCCCTGTATTCTTTTCAGAGAAGTTTCCCTTTATATGTTCAGGCAAAATATCGGAATAGGTTAAACTTTTATCGTATTTTAGTTCTCCGCCTTTAAATTCTAAATCAGTCATTTGTCTAGAACCTCTTTGCTTCGCGGCAGAATCATACATGTAAAAGTGCAATCCTTCTTTTTCCATGGCTTTGGATTGCTCGGCTCCTGCAGTGTGGAACATATACTTACCTAAGAGTGCCCCCTTCTCTGCGTTAGGAGATACGATAAACGACTTGTTTTGTCCTGACTCAGGCATACCCCAGTCAAGATTCATAGCTTTTAAGACATCATTTCTAACAACAATAGCACCATCAGTCTTCTCAACATACTGCATAATATCACTATCTAAATCTTTTAATCCTTCAAGTTCTTTTGCTATTACATACTTATAATGTCCGTTATCTAAATCCTTTACTCGCTTGTTTATAAACTCATTAGAGCCACCATATCCAGTAGCTGTCCATATTTGCTGACGCTTGTTAAAAGCAATAGGGCCTTTTATAAAGTGATTTTCTTTATCTAATACTTTATTTAGATTAGTAGCTAGTTCATCTTTAAACCTTTTGCTATTAATATCTTCTAAGGTCAATTCAGATAGCTTCATAAATCCGTTAGTATTCATATCGTATAGAACATTAGACATAAACATACGCCTGTAGACATCTTCTGTTTTAGCACCAAACACAGAGCCAAATCTCTTCTTAAACATCTGAATGTCTTTTTTGTGAGCATCTTTTTCTATTAAAGAAGTGACAACTTTGTACATATTATTTACAGCTTTATTGCCTTCAGCAATATTTGTGCTTTCAGTTAAAGCTTTATTTAACCATGGATGCATCTTAACAAAATAAGCTCTCTCAGCATCACCTCTTCCACCAAACCAGTAGTAACCCTTCTCTGCTTGCTTTTTAATAATCCTATCCATCAAATTATTATACTCAGCGTCAGCTATCTTATTAACTTCTTCTTCTGTTAAACCTTTATTTTTTCTTCTTGCTTCGTAGTAAAGATTATCTCTAAATCTGAATAAATCATTCTCTCTTAAAGGCTGACCTTTTTCATTAGATATAATGTGGTCAAGTACATACACTACAGGCTCAGGTTTCTTACCTTCTTCTATAGGTTCGTTTTTAGTGAGTTCTTTATATGTCTTTTCAAGTAAGTTTACAGGCTGTACTAAATACTTAAACTTACCTGTATCTGTATAAGGATTCTTTTTATCTAAATATTTAAATGAGCCATCAGCATAGGCAGATATAAAATCTACTTGCTTACCTGAGTTTCTTTCTGTAAGCCACTGCCTTACAATTCCCTTCTGAGTGTCTTCTAATGGAGTTTTAAATTCTTTTTCAAACCACTCTACAAATTCTTCTGAACGATTAAACTCTGTCTTTCTATCAATAAGTTCTGATATTTTATCATTAACTCTTTCAGAAGCTTCTATCTTGCTTTGTAGTCTTTCAGATGCCCCAGCTTTAGTTCCTACTTCGTCTAGTTTGTTTCTAAGACTTGCTTCTACAAAATTAACAGCTCTTAAAGCTAGTGGTTTAGAATCTATAGATGTACCAATATCTGAATCTTCGGTAGCATTATTATCTGAACGTGATTCAAGCTCTTGTAAAGCTTTTTCATGTCTCTTTTTTGCTACAGCCTCTTCTTTATTTAAATCAGAAGCTATTTTCTCTACTTTAACTAAGTCTTCTTTAGATAAGTTTTCTTTAGCTATTTTAGAGACGCTCCAGTTTTCAAATTTCCAATCATTAATTTTTGATTCGCGTTCTGTTTTAGCTTCTACTAAATCTATATAGTATCCTTCTTTATCTGTAAAGGTGAAGCCATACTTTTCTTGTATTTCTTTTTCTTTTTCGTATAGCTTATTTTGATTCGATACTAAGTCTTGATGTTCAAAAAGGGCATCTTTAGCTTTTTCTTTTTTAATCTTAGCTTTAGGAGTAACTAAAACATCAGTACCTTCAGCCCCTACTATTTTAAATCCTTCAGGAGCCTCTACCTTAGAGTCACTCATATCGTAGCCCATCTTCTCTAAAGTATCGATTATTCTTCCACCCATAGCTAGGTTTTCACTTCTTAATCCTGCTATTAAATCAAACTCCTTAGATACAGATTTCTGCACTTCTTCTGGTAGTTCAAGGAAACCCTCTACTTTCTCTGCAGAAGGCTCAGGTTTTTCAAATTCTTTCTCTTTAAATGCTTTAGTAATAAACTCACGCTTTAACTTTATATTAGCAGGTAATGCTTTATATCCAAAGTAGCCACCTAATAAGTATTCGTAAATCTTTTCAGGATTAGTTTGCCCTGCGTGTTCAGCTGACATACCTTGATATATAGAACCAGACATTCCTCTAAGAATCTTTTCTCCCTGACTGCTTCCAGAGCCTATAATATTACCTATTAATCCAAAAGCAGCTCCCATCTCTGCACCACCAAGAGCAGAGTGCATCATCTCATCTACACCACCACGCCAAGAAGAAGCTGCAGAAGCTACTCCTAAATGAAATGAATGGTGAAGAATATCTTGAACTTTAGGGTCATAAAGAGTTTTACCAACAGTACCTGTAATATCAGCTCTTTTTCCAATAGTTTTCCTTAGAACACTCTTTGCTATTGGATTCGCTATTTTCTTTGAAGCGGCATCTGCTACTAACATTGGAACAGAAAGTTTATCCATTCCAGAGGATTTTAAACCTTTAGCTAAGTTTAATATTCGAGTTGATTTGGTAAGACTGCCTAAAAGTTTTAAAGGCTTAGATAAAGGAACAATACCAGCAAAACCAGCTAAGTGTCCAATAGCACGCATAACACGTTCATATTCATTAGCAGATTCTTTACCAACTTTAAATGTGCTAAAGCCTTCAAAGAAACCTTCAGTAGCTTGTTTAATTCCACGACCTAAGGAAAATTCATATTCTTTAGGGTCTCTACCAAAAGGAATACTATACGCCTCTGCGTGCTTTTCTAGTTCATCTGTAAACTTAGGGTCATAGCCATAAGGATTTTGGCTATATTGTTTTACTAGCTTTAGTGTTAGCTCATGGTCGTATATTGGACGAAAGTTGTTATCCACACTTAATTATTGAATACCTTGAATTTCTCTAAGCTTTGCTAGTGTTTTAGGACCAAGTATACCATCGGCAGTTAAACCAGTGGCTTTTTGAAATTCTTTTACTGATTCAGGATTTTGAACATCAATAGTCCTCGCTAAATGTCTGGGGTCTGTAGCTGTTTGTATTGGACCTCTAAAGGCACTCATATCGGGTCGGTCTAGCCTACCAGGCATATTTCTTTCAGAAAGAAGCTCCTCTGGTATATCTCTAACTTCAGGCATCTCTAATTCTATAGGACTTCTATCGGTAGTAAGTTTATCTTTGATACCTCCGAGCAATCCACCAAGTTTTTTAATATTCTTACCTGGATACCATCCTTCTTTTTCGGGTATTTGAGTCCCACCTCTATTCAAAGGAACTGATTGTTGAAATTCTTCATTTGTTAAATCATCGGGATGACCTTCGTCAACTAAACCACCTATTTTATCTCCAACCCAACCAACAGCTTTACCCGCTAATTTACCCGGATACCAAGCTGTCTGTTTAGACATAGCTCTATCAATCAATCCACGCTTTTTACCTGATTCATCGTAATAACCCTTTTCATAGAAGTCAGGTATAAATTCTGTAATATCTTTTAAATTATCTATAGAACTACTATCTATATTATAAGTAGCTCCTGTATTACTATCAGGATTTACTACCTGAGATAAGGATTCTTGATTGCCTAAAGATTGCAACATAGGGACAGCCCCTCTATTACCTCCTTTATAGCCTTCATATTGAGTTTGACCTTGATTAGTTCCAAGAACCTTTTGAGCAAGATTTTCTAATGTTTGAGTATTTTTATTTCCTAAAAAGTTTTTCAACAATCCACCAGTATCCATCTCAGACTTACCACCTCTTGAGCCAAAAATATAATCATCATAGCTATAAACATTACCATGTTTATCTTTTACAAGCTGAGATTGTCCTATAGTATTCATTAGGCCTAAGTTGGGGTCTAATGCTTGTTCAGTTAAAGATACTTGACCTTTATCAGCACCTACATTTCTTTTGTCTTCTGGAGACTTGCCATAATTATAACCCCAAGGAGCATATTTATATGAGTGAAAATCTGAACCTCTATCCCTAGATAAATGTCTAGCAGTCCAATCTTTAAACTTATTTAAAGTTTCGCCACCTACATACTCTTGTTTAAGCTTACGCTTCCCTGGTATAATTTTCCCAAGGGCATAGCTTAAAAATTCTTGCCCCGGGTTAGTAAGTATTTTCTCTGCTAATCTTTCTCCGTATCCCATTAGTACATTCCTTGTATTTCTCTAAGTCTGTTTGTTGTTAAGGGTCCTAACTGCCCCCACCCGGGAGAGTTCTCATTCATCCCCATAACTCCTCTTTGAAAATCCATTATTGATTGCACGTTTTGTGGGTCTAAGTTTTTAGCAAAATTTATCCACTGATTTTGTTGATTGTTAAGGTTTTCAAAAGAATCTACCGCTCCATTATTTGGCAAAGCATTCATTGCATCACTGATAAGGTTTCCATTATTAGCAGGGGTAGTTATATCATCAATAGGCTCATTTATAGGGGTGGTTATATCATTAACTGGCTCTTCAGTTTGCTCTGGAGTAAAAGCTTTCTTAACTCCAGCGCCAAGTTTGCTAAAGCCCGGAGCCATAAGGTCTGCCCAAAGTTGAGGTTTAAAATATTCCATTATCCCTCTTTTTTATACTCTTTAATCAAGTCCATAATAGCGTAGTATGAATAACCAGCGTCTGCAAGAAGCAAGGGGACCTGTACCCACGGACTCGCACCTATACCTGTTCCTGCAGCTGCTCCGTGTCTAGCAAGAGCTGCTGTTCCTTGTTTTGCTATAACAGTTGGAAGTTTCTTTTTTAAGTATGCTAGAAACCCTTTCTTAGCAGTAACGGTTTTTAATTTTTGATTTAATATTACGCTAACAGCTTTAGCTCGTTTTTTCGTTTCGTGTAATACTGCTGCTGTGCCAGCTGTTTGCATAACATCCCCAGTTCCTAATATTTCATCAGCTTTTTGACCTATTTCAGGAGAAGCTGTTTTCAATATTGAATAACTAGTAGGAAATTTATGAGAAAGCTTGTTAAACCAAGTTCCTTTCCATCCAGCCGATTTTGCCATTTTTAAAATTTCTTTAGATGACTTTCCTTTAGCGTCTGCTTTGCTTACACCATATTTCTTTTTAAATTCTTTCCAATCTATTCCACCATCTCTTTTATTAAGAACATCACTTTTAAACTCAGTATCAAACTTTTCTAATGCGTTTTTATATTGATTCATTGCTGCTTTGGTGCCATAAGTAGTTCCTATAGCTCCACCTACTGCAACTTCTGTAGGGATACTAAATGAAGAATCATTTAAGTCATCAGGAGTAATCCCTCCTGTTTTTTGAGTAGCATATCCTTCCCCTTCTTCTCCTACTAATTGATGATAGAGTTCATTTCCGCCAATAGCTTCGATATATTTTTTACGTTCTTCTTCTAGATTATCATCAAAAGGCACCCAATTATCAGAACCATGTTTACCTTTATTATCTATATCCCACTTAGATATTTTTGCACGTAATTTTTTAGTAGCATCTTCGATGTAATTATCTCTAGTACCTTGTATGTATTGTTGAATAGCTAACATTTCCTGAGGATTAACCTCATATCCTTCAATCTTCATTCCATCTACGTATTGTTTCAACAACTGTCTTGAGTCAGGAATTTCTCCACCTTTATAGACACTTATAGTTTCACCATCTGGAGTCTCTCTATCTTCCCAAGAATCACTAAGAAATCTAGAAGAAACTTCATTCAAAAGCAAGTTAGAGAATTTTTGCCTATTTCTCTTAGTCTCCTCCCTTTCATAATCTAGCTCTTTCCATCCCTGGACTTTTTGTTGCCAAGCTAATTGCTGTTGATATCTTTCGTCCGCCTTAGCTTCTCGTTGGCTTTGCTTATACTTATCAACAGATTCTCTAAGGCCACCAAAAACTTTATGTCCCCATACTTGAGGTTGGAAGTAGTTACCCATTATTCTCCCCTGTCAGCTTATTTATTTGAATTTGTTGTTCTTTTATAGCTTCAATTAATAATGGAATTAATCTTTCATATTGAACGCCCTTATAGCCATCTTCTTTAGTTTTAACAATCTCAGGTAAAACTTCTTCAACCTCTTGAGCAATTACTCCTGCTTCTGTATCTTCACCTCGTTCTTTATCTTTCCAATTATAAGTAACACCATTAAGTTTTAACAGCTTATTTAAAGCATCAGGTATATTTTTTATATCCTCCTTTAATCTTTCATCTGATGCTCCTATTATCGCTCCCCCTATATCGCCTATTAGCCCTAAAGTAGAACCCCACATTCCTGCAGCATTAGCGTCATCTGCAGCTGCTGCACTATACCTCATTTGGAAAGCATCTTTTCTGTTCTGAGCCTCAAAAGCTCTTTGAGCATTAATAGCTGCTTGGTTGCTCAAATCATACTTTCCTTGTAGCTCGTCAATTCCTTGACCAAGTTGCCCAACGTTACCATAAATGTTCCCAGCATTTGCTAAAGCGCTAGTTCCTTGGCCTGTAAGTTGAGTTCCTGTGCCTAAACCAAGTTTATACATATCATTAGAGCCTCTACGTACTTGCTCTCCAATTTGATTAGTGTTAGTATTAGCTAGCATGTTACGGATACCTCCTGCACCAATACCACGTGAAGCTAAATTTTGATTCATAGCTTGATTCGCCAATCCAACTCCAGAACCAATGTCTTCTCTTAAAAGCCCTCTTTGCTTTTTGTAAAATTCTGAGTTAGGGTCTAAAAAACTAAGACCTCTGTTATAAAGAGTGTTCCCCTGGTTTATAAGCTTTCCACCTGTGTAATTCATATTATCCATGGCAGATGTTAAATAGTTGTTGGGGCCACCATATTGAGCTTGCTGGGCATCATAACCCCATCGACCAGGCCTCATAGTATCCATAACATCACTAGCATTACCCATACCCATCATGTCCATTAAAAAACCCATATTAAACTCCTTTTGATATTTCTAAATTTACAGAAGCCCAACCATCAATAGTTTTAGCTTCAATTTTGTATGTATTAGTTGCGCTATCTTTAACAACCCTAATATCTCCTTCTTTACCTTTAGCTAAAGAACGTCCCTCGTCTGCAACCTGATTCACAGCATTTATAACTTGATTTATATCGTCATATACCTGCTGAATAGTTCTTTCAATATCAGGATTTGACCTAGGTGCTCTTTTTTTCTGTAATGCCATTACGAAGCCTTTGTTAAGTTAAACATTCTTCGAATTATAACACCTATAGATTCTACTATAGTATCAGCCGAACCTGCTAGTTTTACTTGAATTGAGCGCTTCTTATCTTTGATTTTTTTAGAAGCCAATCCAAAACCATCTCCAACTGGTAAAGTAGAATCATCATCTCCTGAATCATCAACAGTATCTCCATCGTATCCGTGATTTATAGTTGGAGCTGTACCTTTATAAGGTATATCTAGTCTGTAAATCTTTTTATCTTGAGATTGCTGACCAAATGTCAACATCTTAGAAACCCAAGTCCAACTTTTCCTAGTACTACTAGTACCAACTTTATATCCTTTGACCACAGAACTATCTACACACCAATAAATGACACCTGCATTCGTGTATAATGTAGACAATAATACACTGTTCGTCTTAGCATTATTTAAGTCCCATCTTTTGCTCATAAGGTTATAAGAATAAAACTTTTCATTACTTACAAAAATAAGGAATGATTGATTAACTGAATCATATTCAACTTTCATATCAAAATCGTCGCTATATAATTCTTTATAACCTGCTGTAGAATCATATAAATTTTCCAATATAGGAGTCCCTATCTCTACAGGTTGCTTACCGTTGTGTAGATACACATTATTCCTATCAGCATAACACATCCCATATTCAGAAATAGCCACAGCATCTTTATTTTGTATGCCAAACCCTTTATAAGTATCTTCAATATAGAAAGTATTGGGGTCTACTATTAAAGTTAAATCTTTAGTAAAGACGTAAATCCTTCCATTAAAAGCTTCTAAAGCAATAGGTCTTTGAGGTAAAATTAAGAAATCTTTAGACCAATCAAATATATCATACTTAAAAGGCATTGATTTGAAAAGATATAATTCAGCACCTGGTATTTCTTTATGATAGCAATCCGCTGCAAATAAAACATTATTTAGCTCTGTAGATAATCCTCTGTTTACTATAGTATTAAACATTAGTTCAGACATCCCTGTTGCTGCTTCATAAGTAGAAGTAACAGAATAAAGAGTATCTCTAAATGTTTTTACTTTATTAATACCAACATCATCCCATGAAGTGTCAAAAGGAATCTGTCCAACAAGTCTAAATAATGTATCAGGAGATGATAAATCTTTGTGTGATTCTGCTCTATAGAGACGTATGGCATTTATTCTTTTATTTAAGGATTCTAATGGATTGTTAATTGTAATTGTAATATTTGTATTTGATGTATCAGCGTTAACACCAGATTCCCATCCTGTAAAACGCTCAATAGATAGAGGACTTTCTTGATAGTTATCATATAAAAGAGAATATTTATAATAATACTTTTTAAAAGATGAAGTTAAAAACTCTCCACTCCCTTGGTCTACATCTGAAAAGGTAAAAGATACTGGCTCTTTAAGTGCTAATGTTGCTATACTAGGAGTATGCGAAGCGTCACTAGGAGTAGTAGCAATTGTCATATTACTCTTAAGCCATGCAGACGTACTTCCGTTACCAAATACATGTGCGGTTACAAGCTTTGTTGTCTCGTCCCACAAAGCTGCTAATGTTATCGACGCACCTGCGTTATCTTGATATACCTCATAACGAGATGAATCTGCAGGAGCATTAGCAGAATCATACGATTTGTTTTTTAATTCATATAGACTAGTGTTTACAGTAGTATTACCCCATATACTTATATAATCTGTATACTCCAAGCTTCGAGGAAGTTCAAAACAGTTCCAAAACATCCGGGCGCCTTCACCAATATCAGAAGTTTGAGTTTCTTGAGTAAAAGCTATATATCCAGGGTCACTAGCTCCATCTTCAGGTAATAACTCTGAGAGAGCTTCAGGTCGATTAAAATTATATAACTCATAAGCACTAGGGTCTATATAAGTATTTACAATATTTACGAGTCTAAAGTTGTCTGCATGCCCAGTAACGTTCTGCCCAACCATCATGGCTCTAATGCTTCCTGGGTGTGTTTGCACTTTATAATCATAATTAGAGTCATTCTCGTCGTCAACTTTATTACCATCAGCATCAAAATGAGACCAAGTTATTCTTGGGTGATATACTGGATAGTTAATGTATCCTGTACCTCCATAACCTGAATGTGGTGTAACCCCGTAATCTTGAGATGAACCAGAACCCCCTTCTTCATCTATACCATCCCATTCTGGTAAATCATCATAAGTTCGTGATTCACCATCCCAATTATCATACGTGTAGTAATTACTTGCAATTGCGTTTTCCTTAATTATCCAAGCAACTTGTGCTTTTCTATTGAGTTCGGTAAAATAAAAATCTTTTGAAAACGCGTCAGGCTCATCTAAATGATAACATATACATACTATAGACTCTTCATCGTAATTATCATGAGCAACAGCAACCTTATCCTGACTAATTCTAGGGGTAGTATACAAAACAAATTCATCTGCTTTTGTTCCATCTCCAACATGGGAAAAACACAAATTAGTATGAGAATGCTCTATATTTCGAAGTAAAGAATTGTAACTATCTTCGTCAGCCCAAGTATTCCAATCACCCATTGCTGTAATTCTATGTGTAAGGGTACCACCAGTTTCATTTAAATCACTTTTAGCCATTACTAAACCTCTATGAGCAGAGGGGTTAGCTATATGAGCAGCGGAAAGGCTTTCATCTAAAAATTCGTGGTTCCAAGTAGGGTTCCACGGAGGAGTACCGCCGTCTCCCCAATCATCAAAGTTTGTTATCCAATTTCCCGCAGTTCCTCTCCATGGATGTGCAAAATAATAAGGCCTTATTTCCTGTCCTGAAGTGAAATTATTTTTAACCCTAAAAAGAGTTAAGCCATCATGCTTTAATCCACCTTTGTAATTTACATCACTAGGGTTTCCGTCATAATTCCGCCATTTAAAGAAAAAATAATTTTCTGTACGTATCATATCCGATGGTACAAAATTATACTCTCCTTTTGTGTCTCCTCCAAATTCAGGATATGGAATGGTGCCGTCTCCTGCATCAGAGTCTCCTCTATTACAAAGTTGTGTTTTATTAGTACTTCTTAATTGTAGCCCAGTATCAAAGGTTAGCAAGTACTTTTGTTCAGCACCTTTATCATCGTATACATAAATTCTAGACGTAGAATCATTACCCGTATCATTAACACACATAGCAGTTGATGCTGTAATTGTACCAACAGAACTTGTTGCTACAAGTTTTTCTTGAGCTATATCAAACTTATATAAAGTTGCTCCATCGTAACCAATACCGTATATGTAGTCTCCCATAACGATAGTTTTGTACATACTTGAAAAATTATCATAATTTTGACACTCAGCATCTTCAACTATAATATTACTATCGTCTATAGAACCCCATGTATCAACTTTATTATAACCTACCCATAAAGGTCTATGGCTTGGAGAACTACCCAGTCCTATGTGAGTTTCTACATTATTTTGAACAGCATTCAAAGATGATGGACTTATATTACTCTTAAGAAATTCATTCGTAGGATTAGCGCTGTTCATGTCAGAAGAAGAATATAGATGATTATCATCTGTAAAAACTAAATTTTGCTTTGCTTTATCAGTTGATTCAAGTAAGGAGGGGCTTTTTACAAGTGTCCCGGCTCCTACCCCTACGCTAGGCACCTCTTCATCATCTTTTCGCCCCCTTATAAGCCCATCTAAATCAATTGATTCGACATCTTCTGAATAAGTCGCGGATTGAGGAGGTATATCTGACTCTGAAGCATTACCTACAATTCCTTTTCCAAAATATTTTATCTCAAATAATTCTTTAGGCATTATCCACCTTGATATACATTTTTAAAATGAGCAGTAGAATCTTCAAACGCAGTGTTGCCTAAATTTAATAATCCTTCTTTCATTCCACTACGAGCACTTTCATCTACTAAATTATAATTACCAACAATATCCATATACCTATTTACTCTATCACCATAAGGCATACCTTCGGGCTGATTCATTAGCCATTTAGCATCGTCTGAACCAATCATTTTTAAAGCATTAGCTTTGTTAAGTTGGTCCCATCCTAATCCTAAGTCATTTTCAATAAAATTAACAAATCTATCATCACCCTTTAAGTTATTTATACCACTCAAAGCTTGGGATATTGGATTGTCAGGTATAAGACTACTAAGCCACTTCATTATTTACCAAATCCTAAATTAGCTAAGGCTCTTTGAATCCAATTTAGCTTTTCCTTAGGAACATCATAGCTATTTTTTCCACTATAGTTTTCTAAACTCTTAATAAATCTAGGGTCATTAGGAGAATTAATAACATCAGGGTCGTCAGATGGAGAAAGATAGTAAGGCCTATGAATAGAAACTGTAGGAGGAGCCTCTCCATAATCTCCTCTAGCGCCTGTAGCTGCAGGCCAATCAAACGTAGGTATACCAGTAGAGTCAGTTGTCCAGAAATCTTCGTTACCGACTCTATACTCCCAAGGTCTGAGGTCTTTTTTACTCACCCGACTTTTCTTCAATAGCGTCTTTTAAAGCTTCTTCCATTGCTTCGTATAAACCTTCCATTAGCTCTTTCTCAGTATCTTCTGATATAAGTGGAATGTTTACTTTCTTATTTAGAGATTCAATAATCTTAGCTTTGGTTTCATCGTTAAAAATCATCTCCATCGCTAGCTTTTTTAATACTGCTACTAATTTATTCATTTGCTTTCCTTTAGCTTTTTAATATCTTCTTCTATCTTTTTAAAACGTATTTCATTCTCTTGAAATAGGTCTGTTAATTTATCAATAACGGGGTATTTCTTCCCAATAGTTTCATCTATGCCCTTCAGGACAATGTCAAGAACTTTTTTCTTAAAACTTAAACTAGTCATCTAGACTCCATAATATCCATATCCACAGCCCTACAAAAGCTGTTGTAAATAATACAAAAATAATCCAATTAACCATGCAGTAAGGGTAGGTCTCGAACCTACACGAGCTCTCGCTCATATCCTAAACAGGGATACGTGTCTGCCAATTCCACCACCTTACTATTCTTTATGTCTAATATTTTATACATAGTGGTTGTAAAAAATCCAGTTTAACAGTTAAAAGTCCTTGCTGAAAATACAAAGCAATCACTAAATAATTCCTTCAAGCTCTAATGCTCTAGCCATTCTATTAACTCCTACACCTGCTCCAAATCTTGGAAAGAAATCTAGGTTTAAGTAATCATCAAGCTCTCTTAATACTCTATCTTCGGTGAACTGCTTGTATAATAAATTAGCATACTGGCCATCTGATATAGATAAGAAATTCTCATACATCTCATTAGCATCGCAACTTCTTTCAGCAGAACCAATAGTCTCTTGTCCATGCAAAATAACGTCTACTTTGTTATAGAGATTCTTATCTTTATCGTTTTGCTTCATATTCCAAAAAGGATGAGAACGTTGAGGGAAGTACTTTAAGAAAACAGCATTACCATAATCTTTATACATTCTTTCTTCATGTTCTGCTTCTAAATGTTGAACTCCATACTCTTCGCACATACTATCATAAGTTCTATGCGTTGAGCCTTGGAAACCTAAGAACTCTAAAAGTTCTTCTTCCATAGCAATTAAATCACCCATATTCCCCTTGCTTTCAAATTCGAACATTGGGAAGATTTTCTGATGACGACCTTGAATTGGATTAGGTTCGTTTCTGTAGCTAGTAGATATACAAAAAACCCCTTCTACATCGGGATTCATAAGCATTTCATATTCAAGCCACATTTGTCCAGTTTGCGGGAGAGGATAGTTAATACCGTCAAAAACAAACTGACTTATTGTTTTAGGGTCCTCACAAGCAGCTAATATACTTAATCTACTTTGTGTTGGAACCTCAATAAAGTTCTTAGCATGTTTAAAGAACTTCTTCATCTTATCTACTGTTTTATGATATTCAAATGTTTCGTACACTGTTCTCTTATATTCCTATTTTTTCTAACTCTTCGTTCATTACCTCATAGAAGGATTCATTCCCTCTCTCTTTCATCTTTTGAACCGTATCTTTATAACTCATTATCATTGTTTGAGAAGACACAGCAAAACCTATTATTTGAGCTTTATAGCTCTGTATAGTTTCAATAATACCCTCGAAGTCAATATTAGCTCCTATTATCTCATTAAAAGTATTAAGAGTATTAACGGTATCAGGATTAGCGAGGACACTATCAATATAGAAAAGCATAGCGATAATGCTTCCACCATTAAAAGCAAATCCTCCTGCTTGTATCCCTTTCGCCTTACGTAATTTTGCATTAAGTCGTTCAGCTTTTGCCAGTTCTGCAGCACTGCGAGGTCTATCTTCAACCACAGGCTCTGGTACTTCTTCTTCAACCTTATCTTCAGGTCTTCTGGAAAACATCCCTTCAGGAACATCTGGCTTCTTTTTAGAATCAAAATTCCTCTTTCTTTCAAAGCTGATACCCCCATCTTTATTGAGTCCAGACAAATCATTTGCTCTGGCTCTTATTCAACTTTATAAAAGATAGTAAAGTATCCAAAGAGCTCTCAATTGCGTTAACATCTTCTTGTATTTCTCTTTGGTTAGATATAAGTTTCTCAACTATACTATATACTTTATTATTATGCTCTAGTATGGCAGTCTGCATTTCGGCTATTTCTCGCAACATCTCACTGAATTGATTATCAAGGCGATGAATATACTGGGTAGCAAGCCAACGAGCAACAATGCCAATGCCAATAAGGAAAGTAACAACAAGAAATGTTGGCAAGCCCTCTTCACTAATGAGAAAAAGTAAATCATCCATTGTCAAATTCTAAATCTTGAAAAGTTGTTATAAATGTATTTGATGCTTCAACAGCATTTTCAATAGCATTCTTAGCTGGAACTCCTAGTTCTAACTGTTTTAAAATAACCTCAGTGTAAATTCCCTTTGCTTCGTCTATCGTATCAGAAGGTTCTATTGTGATTATTCTGTCATCCATAACTACTCCTATGCTTGTATTGATTTCAAATCTGAGAAATGCTCAGGAATCACGTATATATCACGCGATTCTTCTATCAGCCTAGCGATATATTCAAAATCTTTCTTTAAGCTTTTAAATCCGCATTTCATACAAGACCAAAACAATGGACTGTCATGAACATCTATAACTTCTAAAGGAACAATAAATTCTGATGCACAGTTGTAGCAATTAGCAGGTTTATGAGCATTTGGACGAAAATCAGCTACATTGATTCTTAATAGCAATTCTTTAGGACTACAGTTTATCTTATTTAAGAATAATCCTATTTGAACTACTTTTGGCTTTTCTTCTATATGAGGAACTATCATTCAGCTTTCTTACGCTCATATTCCAGCTTTTTTATTTTAAATGTATAAATACCTATAGCAATACCAAGAAACGAGCCTAGAACGGCTAATACGGGGCTTAAAACATCAAGCCATGCTACCACAGGCGTAAAAGAAGAACTTGCGCCTATTATAGGGTGTTCTCTTAAAGTATTTTCTAAAGTATCTAACACTATTCTTCATCCTTCATAAGTTCAAAGTGAGGGAAGTCGTCAAACTTGTTATCTTGAACATGGAAATCTCGATTCCAATCTCCACCCCATCTTAATTTAATACCTTTCATAGTAGCTATACCAAGTACTAATCCAGCAAAAAGAGTTTGACGCTCTCTATCATCCCAATCAACAGGATAAGGAGTGACATCAACAGCCCTGCTTGGATAAGCATTATGACGGCCATTTGGGTATTTAACCTTTGACTTACCTTCGTCAAAGTAACGATTCTGTTC